CGCTCTTGCGGGGAGGAGGGCGACGCTCTCTACCGCGAGTTCTTCGGCGTCGGTGTCCCTGGAGACCGCCGTATCCGAATGGTGGGCAAGAAGATCCGAGAGAACTTTGCTCGCGGCATTGATGGGTTCGGAGACCTCCAGTCGAAGATAGCGAAGCAGGTCGAGAAGCTCGGGCGTATCCCAGGGCTCGACGGGCGTCGCATCCCGACACGGAGCAGCCACAGCGCACTCAACTTCCTGATCCAATCATCCGGCGCCATCCTGTGTAAGCGGTGGGTCGCTGACGCGTTCGAGGAGTGCAGCCGACGCTACCGCTATGGCTGGGACGGAGACTTCATGTTCGTCCTCTTCATCCACGACGAAATCCAACTGTGTGTACGAGAAGGTCTTGAAGAAGAAATCGGCAACATCATCGTCAAAGCCGCGCAAGAAGCCGGCGAGCCGTACGGCTTCAGGCTCAAGCTCGACAGCGAGTATTCGTTCGGCCGCACCTGGGCTGACACTCACTGATCCACTGGAGCGCCTCTCCAAGGTGCTGCGTGCCATCTGGCGCGAGCAGGTCCGTGTGAAATCGGACATGGCACGAAAGGAGGCCGACGTCATCGCGATGGCGGCTTCCCTCCAACTCATCACCACCAAGGTCGGGCCTCAGCGCTTCGCCAAGACGTGGCTTATCACCAGCAAGGGCCTCACATGGCTCAACGAAAAGGACGACTAGCATGATGCAAGAAATCAACTTGGTTGCTCTCGATCAGACCCTGACGCTTCTGTTCGGCAATCAGCACCGCGAGCTGGTCACCAAGCTGTACACGGCGTTCGATCAGACCATGAAGGCCGGCTACGAGCTGGGCATGCAGAAGGGCCAGGAGAACCTTGAGGCCGCCTGTGACGCCTCGTTCGACAACGGCTGGGAGCATGGCGAGCAGGAAGGCCGTGGTGTCGCTGATGTTGATGCGACCGCTCAGATCAGCACCGCGTACGACGACGGCTATCTCCACGGCGTTGGTGATGCGCGCTCACAGCCACACCTCGCAGACGAGATCGTGCAGGACATCATCAACGTCCGCGCTGAGGACTTCTACGAGGCACTCGACGCCGTGACCTTCGCCGGCTGATGCAAGAAGGCTATCACGCATTCGAAGGGGGTCCGTTTCAAGTCGCGGCTGATCGGGTGGATGACAAGGTCACCATCAAGATCTACCGGGGCGCGGACCTCCTTGTGGAGATACAGACGACCCGCAAAGGCGCCCAGTGCATTGCGGATCAGATCACGAGGATACTCTTTTGAAGTTTGGCTTCGGCAAGACAGCCACCGAGTTCGACGAACGCTCTGAACAAATCCGCAAGGCCACTGAGGCTCTGTACGAGAACCTGACGCTCCTCAAGAACGCTGCGGGTGCGGATGCATCCCAGGTTCTGCTGTTCCACCCAGGCGGGGCCCGCCTCGGCACTCTGACTGACGTCGTAGGCACACTCATGGCCTGCGTTGACGCGCTGTCAGCCCGCGTGGCCATTCTGGAGAACCAATGAAGCGACTACTGCTGATCGACGGCGACGAGTTCCTGTTCAGGGCCTGCGCTGCCGTCGAGAAGGAGGTCAAGTTCAACGTCATCCTCGGTGAGGTCGACTGGGACGAACCTCCGATCCACGTGCTGGGCTCCAACCCGGTACAGGCACGCGAAGTGCTGGACGAAATGATCGAGCGCATCTTTGAGCGCTTCGACACCCGCAACCACGCCATGTGCTTCTCGTCGCCGCCGAACTTCCGCTACACGGTCGACCCGACCTACAAGAACAACCGCGCCAACTCACGTAAGCCTCTGTGCTACGTCGAGCTGCGGGAGCAGGTCGAGAACGACTTCAAGTGCCGAGCCTTCCCAGGCCTTGAGGCCGACGACGTGATGGGCGTGCTCGCCACGCACCCCAAGACGGTGCGCGAGAGCCAGCCGATCATCATCTCGCAGGACAAGGACATGCAGACCATCCCGACGCAGGTGTGGCGTCAGGGTGAACTGATGGCCATCACCGAAGAGCAGGCTGACTACTATCACCTCTACCAGACGCTCGTGGGCGACACCTCAGATGGCTACAAGGGCTGTCCTGGCGTCGGCAAGGTGAAGGCTGAGAAGATCCTCAACGCTGAGCAGGACGAAGCCGAGAAGCTCGACCCCAACATCTTCTGGAAGCGTGTGGTGGCCTGTTTCGAGAAGGCTGGCCTCACCGAGCAAGACGCACTCACCCAGGCACGCCTCGCGCGGATCCTGCGGTGGAGCGATTGGGACAACACCAACAAGCAACCGATACTCTGGAGCCCCAAATGACTTTCGCAATCAACGACCGCGTTGAGCTGCTCAACGACCAAGGCGTTAGGCACTATCGCGCCGGTGCCATCTGCACCGTGACGGACGCCGGCCGCTCCATGCTGACCATCGTGGCTGACGACGATCCCTCTGTGGAGGGCATTCCCGTGTTCCCCTCCAGCGTCATCCACGTGACCAACGTGCCAGCGGTTCGCTCAATGATCGATAAGCTGCAGGGCAATCTTGCTACGTTGGCTTACGGCTCCAGCGCTGCCCCCAGCACGACCAGTGTCGTCGACCGCCCAGCCCACTACACCAAGTGGGCCATCGAGCCCATCACGTTCATCATGCGAAACGAGATGGAGTTCTGGCGCGGCAACATCATCAAGTACACCGCCCGTGCCGGCGCCAAGCAGTATGACGGCATGGACCTCGTGGAGAGCGAGATCACCGACTTGGAGAAGGTGCGCCGTTACGCCGAGATGCGCATCAACGAGCTGAAAGGCTGCGATGCCCTCTGATACCCAAGGACTACCCGTGGCCGGCTATCGGCCGCAGCCGCAGGAGAACATCGATCTGGTGAACGCCAACAAGCTGATCGAGGAGCACATGCTACAGAACCTCGACATGCTGAAGACCAAGGACGTCGACCAGCGCTGGCTGTCCATCGCCAGGACGCATTTCGAGCAGGGCTTCATGGCGCTCAACCGCTCCATCTTCAAGCCAGAGCGTATCCAGATCGATGCCAGCAACTAGCAGCACCGACGCACACGGCACCACCTACACGATCCCCGCAGAGCCAGCAGTGAGAACCCCAGGAGCCCAATGGCGCCCTGGGTGTCCCTCTGTTGACATCTGGTGGTCGAGGAACGGTGCCAAGGCCGACGAGACCCTGATCATCCGTCAGGAATACGAGGACCGCGCGCACGCGGAGGTCATGGAGCTGACGTTCGGTCAAGTCTACGACCTGATCGACGGGCTCAACAAAGCAGTGGAGAGCAAGTGATTACGTTCGAACCGTTCCCCAAGCTCGCGCGCTTGTCGCGTGGGTGCGTCGTCACTGAGAAGCTCGACGGCACGAATGCCCAGGTCTACATCGTGGACCCGGAGGCCCTTGAGGGCGAAGCGTACGAAGACGTGGTGCAGACCGAGCCAGTGATGGTCGTCGGCGGCCTATACGTCTACGCCGGATCCCGCACCCGCCTCATCAGCCCCGGCAAGACTACAGACAACTATGGCTTCGCTGCATGGGTGTTTGAGAATGCCCTTGATCTGGTGAAGCTCGGCGAAGGCCGCCACTTCGGCGAATGGTACGGGCAGGGCATCCAGCGAGGCTACGGCCTCAAGGAGAAGCGCTTCGCCCTGTTCAACACCGATCGTTGGCAGGATGGCCGACAGCCGCGGCCTTCGTGCTGCGACGTGGTCCCTGTGCTCCACGCTGGTGCGTTCGAGACCGTCGCCATCGAGAGCGCGATGACGGAGCTGAAGATCCGCGGATCACAGGCCGTCCCTGGCTTCATGGATCCCGAGGGCATCGTTGTCTACCACGCGGCGTCCCGCGCCTCGTTCAAGAAGACCTTCGACGACAGACACAAGGAAGCAGCATGACACCACCACTCGAATGGAATGACAGCGAGCCGGGCTTCCCGGATCACCTGCCGCCGCGTACGGAGCCACAGGAAGTCCTGACGGGCAACCGCCGCTTCCGCAAGGTGGCTCTCGGCTGGGACACCGGACCGGCGAAGCTTGTGCTGCAGGTCGAGTTCGCTGTGTTCTACAAAGTCCTCGGGCACTGGAAGACCGTGTGGCGCGACGCCATTCCGGAAGACATCACGCCGGCAGAGACCGTGATCGGATGACCACACTCGCCTACAGAGATGGCGAGCTGGCAACTGACAGCCGCATTACGGCCGGGGACATGATCGTCTCTGACAAGCGCACCAAGGTCCATCGCCTGCGCGACGGCTCCCTCGTGGCGTGGGCCGGTGCCGTACAGGATGCCGAGCTGCTTCTGCGGGCGATGCGTAAGACATCCAACGACCCGCACCCGAAGCTGCAGGACATCTCAGCGCTGCACCTGAGGGTCGATGGGAGCCTCTGGGAATACGAAGGTGAAGCTTGGGTCAAGCAAGACCCCGGCTACTACGCGACGGGCTCAGGGTCTCCCTACGCCTTCGCTGCCATGGACGCAGGCGCCTCCGCAAAGGACGCCGTCCGCATCGCAATCAAGCGTGACGCCAATAGTGGCGGCAAAGTTCAATCACTGAAACTGAAGGGCTCATGAACACAATCATCTCGAACGAATACACGATCCGTAGTCTGTCCAAGGGCGGCTTCATCGTGTCCCCAATTTACTCCTACGTGCCGGGTCAGGCCACCGGCCCTCTCTTCGCAGCATCCACGGTCGATGAAGCCCTTAAGTTCATCAAGGCCCAACTGGCGCCGAAGTCCAAATGAAGCGACTACTGCTAGGTCCAGCGCTGATCGCGCCCCTGGCACTCTTCGGCTGCAACTGGGGGCCCAAGGTACCAGAGCGGCCCAAGGTGCCCGAGGTTGTCCGTCAGATCCCGCTGGACGACTTCGACCACTTCCCGCCCATCACTGCCCCGCAGATCCCCGTGGCCCCTAAGGCTCCCGTGGTGAAGCACAAGCCCCATCAGGTGAAGAAGCATGTACGACCCGCTCCAGCACGACGACCACATGTGGAAGCTGTGGAGGCACCGCCTGCTCCTGAGGCTCTCCCGCCCCAGCAAGGCCCCATCTGCATCTTCCCGCTCTCAATGATCCCCAACTGCACCCCACAGGCGGCCGGGCAATGAGCGGTCCTCAATGTTCTGCCGGCACAGCGGATATGCCCTTCACGGCTCGTGCCGCCGCGCTGATGCACGAAGCTGCCGGCGGCCAAGAGAATTGGAGCAAGTACGAGCACGCGATCCTTGATCTCGCCCGTGAGGCTGATGATCGCCTTAATGCTCTACCGCAGGGAGCGCGCAAGTGACAATTCAGTTCACTCGCTGCTTTGCCATGCCGAACGCTGAGACCTTCAGCATCCGCCCCATCGGCGAGTTCGTGAAGCGTTACCTGGCCGAATCCAAGGTCAGCGTTGACCCGTTCGCGCGCAATCGAGATTGGGCGACCCATACCAACGACATCAACCGGAACACGACCGCAAGCGCCCACATGGATGCCGAGGACTTCCTTACTTACATGGCCGAGCGCGATGTGGTTGCTGATCTGGTCATATTTGATCCGCCATACAGCCCCAGACAGGTCTCAGAGCACTATAAGGCGGCCGGTCGCGAGGTCACTGCGGAGGATACCCAGAACGGGCGCCTCTATCGCCGTGTCCGCGATGCCATCAACCGCATCGCGCGCCCTGGCACCGTCGTTCTTTCATTCGGCTGGCAATCGATGGGCATGGGCGTCAACCGAGGCTACGAGCCAATCGAAATTCTGCTCGTCCCTCACGGCGGCGGCCACAACGACACGATCTGCCTGGCCGAACGGAAGACAATCGCGATGTCGGCCTATGCAGATGTCGCATCCCAAGTGACGCGCCCCCAACGAGTACCCCAATGAACGCCTTCGCAATCGAAACCATCATGCTGCTGCCGTACGTCTACTGGCTCAAGCTGATGCAAGCCCACCAAGAATACTTTGAGGATCTGATCTATGCATAGTGACAACGCCACCTGGGAGACCACGCTGGTCATACCCGAGACCGCCAAGCCCATTGATGTCCAGATGCTCGACGCGTTCCTGCGTATCGAGGCGTTGCTCGTGCAGCTGCTCGGTAAGCCAGGGTTCGTCCCGGCCTCCCAGGAAGCCATCGAGCTGATCGAAGAGGTGATCGCGGACGCCAAGCCGGCCAAGGGCAAGCGTAGCAATGGAAAGTGAGCTGATCCTCGCGCTCTCCGATAGGATCGCCGAGACCATCAAGGACTTCACCGAGGTCAACCCGGTGGATGCCGTAGGGGCCCTTACGGCCCTGGAGTATACCTACGCCTGC